CTCAATAACATCATAGACATACATGATATGTGGCCAATGGCTGCAGACGAACTTGACAAGTACATCCAGAAAAAATATAACGGATACGAAAACAAACCTCGTTACTGGGAAACTACAGAAATTAAAAACTTCAATGGTGAAGTTGTAATTCCAAATGGAATCATTGTTGAATTATTCCAAGACAAACCAGAACAAAGTTTAGTAGATTACAAACCACAACTACTTAAAGAGTCTCTTAGATTTGTTTCGCAGTTTTCTCCAAAGGGTTCTACTACCATTGAACTTGGCAGTGCAGAGAACCTTCTTCCTGGAGATCTATTAAATGCACAGTATGATACTAGGATCACAAATATAAATGGAACTACCATTACAATTGATAGACCATTAGAATATAATGTCTTCCCTGGTTATGCGATTAAGTTTACAAGATATGATGACTGGACAAGAGAGTACATTTATAATATATCAAAAGACTCTGATGGTAATATCATCTCAATGGTAAAGAGAGTTGCAACTGCAGACACTCTCAGGGAAGTTACCAACAGAGATTATGAATATGAATTAAATGAACTGAAGAGAGAAATTAAATTACCGAAGAGAAATTTCTTATCCACAATGGAACGAGAACTAATTCAGTTAATGGAATACGATACCACTTATAAGTTATCAGCAGAAGGATATAGAATCTCAGAAGAGCCATAAAAAAGGGGGTCACATGACCCCCTTTAAAATTATCAATCGTTATCAAACTCAGCGAGTTTAGCAAAGAAACTCATGGTGTCATCTTCATCATCGGAAGAAACAGACGGACGTACTGAAGCTTCAACACGTACATGTGAAGTATTTGATTGAGGAACTTCAACATCAAAGTCCTCATCCTCTTCAGTTTCCATATCAACTTTCTTCTGAGGACGACCCTTCAGAACAAGATTCATACGTTTCTCAAGTTCCTCATAAGTCTTGAAGTTAGAAGGATCAGTGAATGCACTCAGAGAGTGTTCCTTCTTATAGATGGCTTCAAGACCTTCATCATCAAGATTACCAAGAGTTGAAGGACTTGCAAACTCAGACTTGTCGTAGTTCCAATAACCTGCAACCTTCATGATCTTCAGTTTGAAGTCTGCACCCTGCCACAGATCAAAAGGATTGATAGGAGTTTCATCCTCAAACTCAGGTTGCATTGCACCCATGATCTTATCAAAGATCTTCTTACCAAACTTGAACAGGAATACCTTACCTTCGTTTTGAGGATTTACAGGATCCTTTACCACATAGATGTTACTGTAATAGGACAGTTTGCGTTTCTGTTTACGAGCAACCTCTTTATCAGAATCACGACCACTGTTCCACAGTTCACGGTTGAGATCACCAACGGGATCAGATTTACCGAGAGTGGTCAAACTGTTTTCAATATACCAACCACCAGGGCCTTGGAATGCATGACTAAAAACTTTCACCCAAGGAATATCTTCACCTTCGGGTGCAGGTAGGAAACGAATCACTGCATAACCATTACCAGACTTATCCAATTCAGGTTTCCAGAAACGATCATCAGACCCGCTAGATTCAGTGGAACTAATTTTCTCAAGTTCCCGAGTCAGTTTCTCAAACGCAGAGTTGGAATTTTTTTTGAGAGCAGAAAAAGACATGTGTATTCTCCGTATTGTGTACGTATTTGGCCTTTGTGGGTTTGACCACCTAGTTATCATACCACACCCCTAGGGGGCTGTCAAGGGTTTTCCATGACAAAATTTTTAATATCTCTCAGGTCTCTTTTCATTCTTGAATAGACATGAGAAACATCATATTCGCCCTCTCGGGCAACTAGGTGAAGATGATTCTTTAACATCTTAACGTATTCTTTTGCATCATCTAGATCAGAGTATTTTGCTCTGAAGTAAATAATTTCTTGAATATCAAGAAGTCTTTCCATCAGGAAGAAATATACTTCCCTACCTTCTGGGGTACGAAACTTTCCACTGCTGAAGAGACCATTTAGATCTTCCTGAATACGCATAAGTTCAGCAGCTTCAGAACGAACTATGTCGTGATCAAAGAACTGCATACTTTGTCGTAAAGAATTCGCTTATATTTATTAGTGTCCAAGGATAGAAATGGTTCGTATTTCACCACCTTCTTCCTGACTTCTGGCCAGACCACAGGCTCTTGGATTTGTTTATCAAACACAGAAACATATCCAAGGATTTTGTTTAGAATGACCAATGTTTCTAAACTCAACTGACCAGAAAAATATTCTTTGAGAAGTAAAGGATGACCACCAGACGTTTGAAATATCTTATCAAAGTTTGGTTCTTTATCAATCAATCTATCTACTTCTTCAGTAAAAATAAAACCTAAACTCTGAGTCTTTTTCTTCCAGTCTGCATATATCTTTGAGTTCTGGATGGGAATACTGCCGATCCAGAACTTATCATCGTGAATAAAATGCGCGACAAAAAACTCCACGATAGAATTACTATCGTGTTTCAGTGCGAGTTTTTTAAAGAAATACTTGTCGTTTCTTTTTTCAAATGAAGCAAGACTAGCTCTTGACTTACCGTTGAATTGAAAGAAGTTATAGTTGTCTTTAGTGAAGTGAAGTTTCAGAGAAAGATAAATTTTGTAAACTTCAAATCCGTTCATATCAAAGAGGTAGTTTAGCGCGAGAAGTTCTCTTCATGAAACACAATCGTTGTGCATCATATTTAAGTTTCTCTTTCAGAGTTTTGGACAACAGTTTAGGAACACTTTCATACTCAATTTCATTCTCTTCGCAGTAGGTTAGAACTGCTTCAATGTAATTGAGTTGACCATTACTTTCTTTTACAATCCTTTCAACTTCCAACGAGAATTTAGTTGGAGTCATAAACTTGTCATTTAGAACTTCATTTAATGCCTCCTGACTTTTACTCATTAGCTTGTTTCCATTCTTGTATATACTGACCAAGTTTTCTAATGTATTTTGATTTGTCATATTCTTCATAGACTTTACACTCTCCATTTTCGCAAGCCATAATAATTACTAATTTTTTTGTTATAAGACCAGTTAGTTCATATAACATACAAGCGTAACCTACTGCTTGTACAAAATAATCTTCAATCCATTCTCTAGGTTTAGGTTCTTTAGAAGTCTTAAAGTCAATGATTGACAACTCTGGAATTCCAGATTCTCCAGTGTATTCTGCAATGCAATCTACAGTACCTGCAACTCCAAGTTTGAGACTATAGAGGGGAGTTTCTAGTGCATGAATATTATTTATCCGATCTAGATCTCCCTTTGCAAACTTGAATAGAAATTGAGATAAAGGTTGAACGTCTGGTAGTGGTTGATTACTGAGATAGTTTTCAACCAATGTATGCATGTCTGTACCACGACTTGCGGCTTGTCTAGAAATTCTATTTGCCTTTTCGTGACCAACACGATTACGCCATTCTACTATACTTTGACGTTTTTGGAAACTGGTTACAGTTGTCATTGAAACCAGTTTTATGTCTTCCTCACCAGGAACTTTATAATAACGTTTACCATCAATATCAACTCTTTCAAGTTTTGGTGGCAACTCTATAGTCACATGATTAAACATTAGAAACCTAGACTGATCTTACTAATTAGATAACTACGAATGAGTCCAGAACGAACAATATCTTCTACATTAAATTCAACCATACCAAACTCTTCCATAGTCTGAAGAATACTCATGAAGTTTAGAACTCCATTTTTTTCATTGGTTCTCTGTAGGTCGGTCTGATTTACATCACCACAGAACATGATCTTACAATCTTCACCAACACGGGTGATGATAGAATCAAGTTCATGGAAGTTCAAGTTCTGGCATTCATCAACAATAATGATTGCTTTGTCAAGAGTTGTTCCACGGATGAATGAAGTGGACCAGAAACTGATTGTACCCTGTGCTTTAAGGTTACCATACAGTGCTTCAAAGGAAGCGTCATCTGGCATTTCAAACATATACTTTACCATGTTCTTATATGGAATCTGGTAAAGAGAAGACTTGTCTTCGTGATCTCCAGGAAGGAAACCAATCTCTCTGGTTGCAACTAGAGAACGAACAACATATACTTTCTCATAGATAGAATTCTCCTTCATGATTTCACGGAGAGCAAGATACAAAGCAACAAATGTTTTACCTGTACCAGCTGCACCGTAAAGAAATAGATTCTTATCGTTGTTCCAATGTTCAAAAACTTTTTCTTGGGACGGAGTGAGGGGTTCAATCTTTAGGAGATGATCACCGTTGATTGGTTTTTTCCGTCTGAGTTGTTTGGACTTCAGGTTTGCAAATGCACCGTCTTTAGTCACATTCTTTGCAGCTCTTGGCATAGTTTTTAAGCGTCAATAGTAGAACCGTAATGGTTTTGTTTAATGGTCTTGAGTTTCTCCTGTAATGGAGATGGAACTTTGTTCCTCCAATCTCCAACTTCACTAACAGCACTTGCAACACCTGCAGACCAGTCTTTATCCCAATCAGGATTATCTTTTCTCCACTGATCGTACTCTGCCATTGTCATGTAGAGTTCTTGTTTGTCACCAGTTTGTTTATTAATTACGGGATATGTGGGCATTGGTTCCTCCTTTGTATTTAGACCCATTCTGGTTTGCGTTGTGGCATTCTCAAGTAGTTATCTTTCACCCATGGTTTGGATGCAATGTACTTTTTATATGCCGTGAAAGTATCTATACTCTTATCCAGTTTGAATTCATCTGGCATCGCACGAACAAAGGATGTTACCTTTGTAATCTTACCTTTTGGAAACAGATAATATGCGGCAAGAAGAGTATTATAACATGAATGTGTTTTATTATAACGAATTGTATATTCATCACATAGGTTCATTCCATGTTTGATCAACCAGTATGCATTGTGAATTGACTCTGCAGCCCACTGTGTACATGGATGATTTCTAAATGCACCTTTGTCGGTTGCGTATGGAGTACCATCTGATTTTGGCAGAGTCCCATAATTATGATACCACTTGGATGCTACGATGCTAAGCATCTGACAGCACTCAAGTGGCATCTTTACAATATGTTTGTCTGGGAGAACTACCGCAGACTCTGCAGGAAACTCATTCGTGACAAAGATGTTCATGGTCTAATGGTTCACTAGGAACATTATACCAGAGAAGCCCCTCACCAGTCAAGGGCTTCTGCAACGGTTGGAAACTGTTCTTTAAACACCTTCTTGCAATCTTCTGCAATAATCATGTGTTCTTTCTGAGTTCCATTCTCACTCCTCAGATTAATATAATGAATCCAAGAACGGCAACTGCCAGTCATATAGATACGAGTTGGAGTTGCAAGAGGAAGAACAAAGCGAGCACACTCTTTTGCAACACCATTCTCAATCAGATGGTTGTAGAGTGACATACCTTGTTCAAAGTATGTTGCAATCTGTTTCTGGGATAGTTCAATGAATGCAGGATCTAGATCATCAATAGAGTTCTGACGATTCTTTGTATCTTGACGACGCAACTCTGGTACTGGAATAGTTGCATCCAAAAGGTTTGCATCAGCATACCTTTGTGAAAACTCTTGAAATGTAAAACTTCTGTGTCGGAGTATTTGGGCTGCAATACCACGATTCGTTTCAATCTCCAGAGTCATAGAAGATTGTTCAAACACAGACCAATGATTATGTTTAATGCAGTAACGAAGCAGACCAGCGTAGTTTTCATTTTCCTGATTAGCAGGATTGGAAACCCTGGCAATGTATGCCATAGTTTGTTCTGCATCAGGTGTAATAGAAATCAGTTTAACAGAACTCATAAAATAACCTCACTTTTTCTTTTTCTCTTTTGCTGGGTTCACCCAGAGTTTTGGATTTACTCTACCTTCAGATTGTTTAAATGATTTTAAACCTTCACGATACCTATCCCAATAATAATCAAAAATTTCAATTTTGTTTCTTGGAATTATAAGGTCGTAACAAGTCACTCCATCATCCTCATATTCTACAATATAAGCTGTATAAGGTAAAGACCTGTCTTGTGCAAGACTAGGATCACATTTATGATGGAGTATTTGCATCAACTACGCCCTCCCCATTTAATTTCTGGATATGCTTCTTGAACACATGCTTTGGTAATTTTATATCTCTTACCAAGAGTCTTATCCTTTGTCATACAAACTACTTCTGCTTCAGATTGGTGAAGTCCCTCCAGTAGTTGAATGAACATATTCTCTCTTTGAGATTGTCTCAGTCCATCATTACCACCCTTCACAAAGTTGTACAGTTTTTTATACTCAAGAAAGAGAAGTGTGTGAGAAGTTCCTTCTGGAACATCATTAGCAGTATAAGGTACTTCCCCCTCAGGAACCATACTAACCACACTCTCATCAAAGTTCCAGATTAAGATAGACTGTAGTGCTGGACTCTTGTATTGATGAAGAAGAGCAATCTTTTCTTTTTTAGTTTTCGCGTTAGATACTTTCTGAAGCACCTCAGAAATTAGCATCTTTTCAACAGGTAAATTTGTAGCCATTTTAAAAATCCTCTATTTCATTCAGGAGTGATGTAAGTTTGTTGTTCAGAAAGTAATTCAATGTTACTTTCTTTTTTACAGAACTATTTAACAGTTCAAATTCTTCAACAATTTGATCTTCAATTTTTGAAGGAACGCAACTAAGATCAATCAGACTTTTATTGCGTAGGTAGTTCTTGAGTTGATCTTGATTACAAAAAGTTTCTGGTTCGGAATTAATCCACTTGACTAGATTCTTTTTGCTGATGGGTTTCTGTC